GGATGCGGGTGGAATACCTGACCAACGCATTTCCGAAATTTCTGGAGAGTCACGGTTTGCGCCGGATGCGCTTTCACGATCTGCGTCACCCGTATGTCAAGCACACGACAAAAATTTTTAGCTTGCGCTCGATGGCTTTTCAAGCGCAGGCTTATCCTGATGCTCGGCGAAAAACTCGCGGAGCTTGTCAGCTTCATCGGGGAGGACAAAGCCAAAGCCCTGTCCGTCCACTCTGCAATAGAAAGCGATTTTCATGACTGCCACCTCAATCAAAAATGTCCTGGATTTTGTATGCGATCTCGATGCGCTTATCGGGATATACCAGCACCCGGTCGATCAACAGCTCGGCCAGCTCGGTGGTCAGCGTGTCCGCATCGAAAATCGCCTTGGACGCTTCCTTGCGGCTGTCCTGCCGTGCCTGTTCGTCCTGCTTCTGTTTCGCCTGTGCCAATACTGCGGCATAGGTGTTTTTTGTTTTCAGCAGCAGCTCGTTACACGCGGCCTTTTCCGCCTTGTAGGTGTTCAGGTCAATCTCGCCCATAAGATAGTGTTCGTAAAGTGTGCGCTTGCCGTCTTGCAGCGTCTCGATCTGCTGCTCATATTCGGCGCGTTCCGGTACGGAGGCATCCACCCGGAGCGAACCGTCCGGGGCAAACGGTGCGGCGGCTTCCATCTGCTTTTTCAGCGTCAGGAATACCGCTTGTTCCAGCTCTGCGGCGTTCAGACGCATCTTGTGGCAGCGGCTTTCTACGTCCGCCTCGGAATGGCGGCAGTAATAATACGAGGTTTTCTGCATGGTGCGGGACAGCGCATGACCGCAGCAGCCACAGAAGGCTTTGCCTTTCAGCGGGTAGTCCCGCTTCTTTTTGTTGGGCTGGGAAAAGCGGAGCTGGCTGGCCTGCACGGTATCAAACACGGCTTTCTCTACGATGGCCGGGTGATGGTCAGGGATGATGTACCACGATTCTCTGTCCTTCAGGCGGCTTCTGGTGCCGCCTACTTCGAGAACTGCCCTCTTGCCAATCACATACACGCCGGTGTAGCGTTCGTCGGCCAAAATGCGGAGAATAGTGGATGTACTCCAAATCCCGTGACAGCGGGAAATATCGTGGGTGTGATTGCCGTGCGCCGCTTTGTACTGGCCGGGGGTAGGGATGTTCCTGCGGAACAGCTCCCGCGTGATGGCGGTGGCGTTGATGCCCTCGGCGGCAAGCTGGAAGATGAGCTGCACAACGGCAGCGGCCTCCTGGTCAGGCTCCATTCTGCCATCAGCGCTTTTGCGGTAGCCGTAGGGACAAATCTTGCTCTGATACTCGCCGCGCTGCATCTTGGCGTACTTTGCGCTCTTGGTTTTAATGGACATATCGCGGCTGTAATACTCGCTGATGAGGTACTTGAACGCCACATCCATGCCGCCGGTGTCGCCCTTGAATTTGCTGCTGTCAAAATCGTCGCTGATGGAAATGAAGCGGGTATGGAACAGTGGGAACACACGCTCGATGAAGTAGCCGGTTTCAATGCTGTTGCGCCCGAAGCGGGAAAAATCCTTGACAATGATGCAGTCGATCTGATTGGCCCGCACCAGTTCAATGAGCTTCTGTACCTGCGGGCGCTCAAAATTCGTGCCGCTGTACCCGTTGTCGATGAACTCCATAATCTCCGCGTTCAGAGCTTCCGGCATGGAAGCCGCGTACTCGTGGAGGACAAGGCTCTGATTTTCAATGCTCAGGCTGTCATATTTGTAGTCCTCAATGGAGAGGCGGATGTAGAGGGCAATTACATATTTCTGCATTGTTCCAGTACCTCCGCATAGGTTTCAAACTCACTCTGGAAACGGTAGCGCACCGTGATCTGCTTATCGTGGGATACCTCAATGCGGTCGATCAGCCGCTCGATGAGTGCGGCGGTCAGCGCACGGTCGGTCTTGATTTGTGCGGCGTCCTGTTCCAGCGCCCGGTGCTGCTCTGCTTGAGCATCCATCGTTCGCAGGCCATCCTCCAACTGCTCCATTTCCACGGCGAGGTCGGCAATGCGGCTTTCGTACTTCTCCTTGTAGTCAAAGTATTCATCCTTGGTGAGAACGCCTTGGACGAGGTTTTCATATAAACTCCGCACGATACCGCGAAGCCGCTTGATTTCCTGTTTGCGGCTGGTGATCTTCTCCCGCAGCTCAGCGCGGTCAGCGGCCTGCCGGGGCAGCTCCGCAAGCGACAGACGGTAGTCGCCCAAAGCGGTGTTGAGCGCTTCCTGAAGCATATCTGCCAACATATCCAGCAACGCATCCTCGCGGATGGTTACGCCGGGGCAGGCATCCTTGCTGATTCGGCTCCTGCTCAGACAATGGTAGAAGTACACATCGTCGGACTTCTTGCGGATGTTTCTCTGCCGGTGCAGACTGCCGCCGCAATGGGCGCAGAACACCTTGCCTTTGAACAAATTCGGCGTGAAGGCATTGACCTCCCGTGCCTTGGCGCGGCTGGCGGTCTGATTGAGAATTTCCTGCACCGCCGCGAACTGTTCCCGGCTGATGATGGCCTCGTGGGTGTCCCGTACCACCGTCCATTCCTCGGCATCGGCCTTGACCTGCCGATGATCTACGGTTTTGGTCTGCCCCTGAACGAGATCTCCGGTGTAGACCTCGGAGCGGAGAATGACGCCGACCGTTCGGGTCTGCCACTTGCCGCTGCCAAGCAAATTTTCGTGGGTGATCTTGCCCTGCATCTTCTTGTAGTGGCTGGGAGTGAGAATACCCTCTTCATTCAGCCGCACGGCGATGGTATTGAGGCCAGCGCCCTCGGAAGCCCAACGGAACATCCGCTGCACCACAACGGCGGCAACAGGGTCGATGATAAGCTGGTGGCAATCGTCCTCCGCTTTCAGGTAGCCGTAGGGAGTACGCGCACCGATGAACTTGCCGTCCTTCATGGCTTGCCGCTGCTGCGCCCTGATCTTGCGCCCAATGTCTAAAGCGTAGGCTTCGTTTATCATGTTCCGAAGCGGGATGATGATACCGGAATGGGCGTCCTCCGGGGCGGCGGTATCGAAGTTTTCATTGACCGCAATAAAGCGGATGTTACGGATGCGGAAATACTGCTCAATGTAATAGCCGGTGTCGATGGTGTTTCGTCCCAAACGGGAGAGGTCTTTGACAATCACGCAGTTTACATGACCGGCCTCAATATCCGAGAGCATCTGCTGAAAGCCCGGACGGTGGAAGTTTGTCCCGGTCGCGCCGTTGTCGATGTAGGTATCGTACACGCTGATCTCCGGGTACTGCTCCAGATAGCGGGCAATAATCATCTGCTGGGTTTCAATGGATACGCTGTGCGTGTGGGTATCCTCCACCGAAAGGCGGACGTAGATCGCGGCGCGGCAAGCGGCGTCGGCCTCCTGCACGACTACCGCAGCCGTTTCTTTTCTGCTTTTTCTTGCCATGCTCATCCCACCTTTCTCTGTTCGTAATCTTTCTGCTGCGCAGCCAGCGCCAGAAGCTGCAACGCCTTTTTGTATTCGTCCTCATGGGTAAAGGTAATATCCAGCTCCTTTTTGCCACGGACGCGGATGCTCTGTACCATGTGAATGAGCGCCCTGCGGTCTAAGGTTTCCAGCGTGGAGAACTGCGTAAACTGTGAAATCCAGCGGTTGCGCTCACTTCGATTTTCCAGCACCTCCGTGAGCTTTTCCTTGAGAACGCGGACGCTTTCGCGGATGTCCTCGGCCTGCTTGGTGTACTTTGCCTTATAGGAAGCGTATTCTTCCTTGGTAAGCATACCTCCCACAAGGCTCTCATAAAGCCGTGCCTTGAACTCCAGCACCTGCTCCAACCGGCGCTCGTTGTCGGTGATGTGGTCGCTGTATTCCTTGGCAAGCGCCTGATTGATGCTGGACTGGTCAATGCCGGTCAGCAGCGCCTCCAGCGAAGCAATATTGCCGATATAGGCTTTCAGGCTGTCCCGCACACAGTCGATCAGGCTGCTTTCTTTCAGCATGACCGGATGGGCGCAGCCCTTTTTCTTGCCGGTAGGACAATAATAGTAGTGGTACTCCTTGCCGTTTGCACGGTTGGTCTTGCGGGTCATGCGGCTTCCGCAGCACCCGCAGATCAGGATACCGGAGAACAGGTACACCGTGTCCTCGTTGGGAGAAGTCCGGGTATCCAGCCCCTTGATGCGCTGCACCAGCTCAAAATCTTGACGGGCGATCAGCGCTTCGTGGGCATCCGGGACACGCACCCACTCGGAGGCAGGGCGCTGCTCCATCTGCTTGATCTTATAGTGTGGCGTACCCTGTTTGCCCTGCACCAGTGTTCCGGTATAGGTTTCGTCCTGCAAGATGCGGATAATGGTGGTAGCCGACCATTTGCAGTCAGCCTTGTCTGCATAGCCCTTTTTCGCGTAGGGAAGACCGTTGTTCTTCTTGTAAGCCAGCGGGGAGAGGATACCCAGCCGGTTCAGCTCCGATGCGATTTTGGAGGCGCTTGCGCCCTCCAGCCGCATACGGAAAATGTCGCAGACAACGCGGGCGGCGTAGGGATCGGGGACGAGTAGGTTTTTATTGTCCTCGGCTTTCATGTAGCCGTACACCGGGAACGCGCCGACGAAATCGCCGTTGCGCCGCTTCACGTCCAGAGAGGAACGGGTCTTGATGGAAATGTCCCGGCAGTAGGCTTCGTTCATAATGTTCTTGACCGATACGGTTAGATCATCGCCGCTGTCGTGGGCGGTGTCGATGCTATCGGTGATGGCAATGAAGCGCACCCCATAGGCCGGGAATACCCGGCGCAGATACCGGCCAGTTTCAATGTACTCGCGCCCTAAGCGGGAGAGGTCTTTTACGATGACGCAGTTGATGTTGCCGTCGGTGACATCCTGCATCATTTCCTTGAACGCAGGGCGGTCAAAGATGATGCCGCTGTATCCATCGTCGATCTTTTCGGAAACGACCTCAATATCTGGGTTGTGCTCCACAAAGTTTTCAATGAGCTTGCGCTGATTGGAAACGCTGTCGCTTTCGCTGGAATGATCGTCGGTGTAGGACAGGCGGATGTAAGCGGTAGCTTTGTATTTAGGCATGAAAAAGCACTCCTTTCTCCCGGACTGCTCCCGCATGAAAAGAGTGGTTATCTGGCTATTAGGTTTTCATCCTTTTCCACACCGATCATAGCACTCTCTGCGGAAAAAAGCGAGGATGTCGCTCAGCGCAAAATGCCTTGCAGACATTCCTCCAACGTAACGCCGTTCCCGGCAAAGCAGGCGTTTACCACGAAATCGCCGCAGCGGAAGCGGTAAGGATTTTTGATCTGGCGGATAAAGGCGGCAATACGTTCTTCCTTGGGAAGATTTTTGTCTACGGATACTTCCCGGATGTCCACCAGTTCATCCGTGTGGGTTCGGGTTTCGTTTGGCGTTGGCTGCATCATGGCGATCTCCTTTCTCGGTTTGGTGGGTTTCCTCAAGGTCACATGAATGCGCTGACGGGCTTTCCCGTCAGCGC